CAAGTCCGTGTCCACCTGCTTCAAGATATGTCATAGCCTTACGCATTGCTGATGCGTACTGACCATCACGCTCATCTTGGTTCATTGCTGAATAGATACGGTTAACGTGTGCTGGTAAGAACGCTGAAACCATTGGTTGGTCCTGTGCATACTTACCCAAGAGTGTAGTTGTGATGGTATCTGCTGCACCTGGGTTAAAGATACCTACAAGGTTTGTAGCAACCTTGATTGAGAAACCAGATAGTGGTCCTGCAAGAGTTGGGACTGCTGACTCTGGGTTCAAAGATGGTGTAATCATCTTCAACTTTGCACCAAACTCCACTGGAAATGGTGTCTTAAACTCTGCTGGTACACCCAATGCCTGCATTGCAGCTTGTACTGCCTTGTAAACATACTGTGTACCAGGATAAATGAAGTATGGCTCGCCCTGATCGTCCTGTTGTACCCAACCTGAGTGGGTTACACCCTCATAAGTAAGGCTTGCCTTGACAATTGCCTCTGGGTTGTAGCGCACAACGCGATACATACGGCGATAGAAGTCTTCAGTAGCACGATAGAAGCGTGCAAAGTTACGAATCGAGAACGCTAACTGGCTCTGTACTGCAGGATTGTCAACGTATGCCAATGTCTGCAGGCGTGCTCTATCTTCTGCAATCTCTGCTAGCTTTGTACGAGCATTAAACTCTGCTTTAGCAAGTGCTTTCTCATCTGTGATGCCGCGCTTGTATGAAGCAATGAAAGCCTTTTCAAATCCAGACTCATCAAACTGCTTACGCAACTTAATAATCTCAGATAGAACCATAGGTTCACGTGATAGACGGGCATTAGCCTCACCTAACCAATCCCAACCCCACTCCATAATGGATGTGGTGTAGTTACCAGTATCTGTTACTGGAACTAACTGTGGTCCAACAATGTATTCTGGTACATCATCAATATTCTTAGGCAGATCATCAAGGCCTAACTTACCGGTAATGCGGTATTCACCAGTCTCAGGGTCAAGAGTACGTACTTTAGATAGCAAATCTTGATTTATCTTGCCATCCTTCTTAACAAATAATTGTTTTGCTGCATCGTAGATACGCTTAGCGTGCTCTTCAGTACTGATGCCACGCTCTTCCATACGAAATGCTGCAACCTGCTTAGCATTTGCTGGGTCATTAAGAAATGCTGCAATCTTGCCAATTGCAACCTCTGCATCAGCTGCATCATCACCAAGGTTAGCAACTGCAATGCGACCTAATCTGTCGTTTGAGTAGTACCCAATACGCATTGCCCAAGCAACCTGAGTTGCTTCGTTAGCACGCGGTGCCATAGTTGTATAAGCCTTAGCACCTTTAGCACGAGCAAACTTACCTTTTGGCAGATTGTAACTTAGCTCTGCTGTACGAACATTGTTCTTACGTGCAAAATTTAGTGTACGTGTAAATGTATCAACACCAGTAAAGGCGTTCTTGCCACCTTCAACAACATCCATAAGGGCGTTGTCTAGGTCACCGAAAAGAATCTGCTCCTGTAAGTACTTGCGGTCAGCTTCAGTAAACTTACCTAGACCTGTCTGGTCATAGAAACGGGCTAACTTGCCTTCGTTCAAAGCCTCTGCAGTAATCTGGCGAATTTTAACTACATCGCCCTGTGCTGCTGCAATAGCCTGTGTGTAGTGCTTGGCTTCTTTCTTGTTCACAAAGCGAATAACTCCACCTAGTGGATCTTGTGCTGCTTTGCCTAGAGTAGTTAAACCTTCTTCTACTTGGCGTGCTGTACGCAAACGAGTTGATAGACCACGTGCTTTAATTAAACCAAATGGTGACTCGCCAATTGCAAGGTGGACCATTAAGTCTTCTGTTGCGTTACGGATAGCATAACGAGGACCGGCAAGTGTTAAGAAAGACCAACCAGTTGTCATCTTCTCAACCCAGTTAGAGTGAGCAAGACCTGCAATCTGCTGGATAAGACCAGATCGTGATGCTGTACGGTCAATATCGCGTACGCTTAGTGTAGATACGTAGTCTGATAGGTCAGACAAGATAAGACCTACCTGCTCACCATCTGGTAGAGCTGCTGGATTGTATCCAGTACGTGGATCTGTTACAGCAAACTCACGCTTAGGTGAAGACTTTAACTGATCTGCAATTACTTTACCTTCTTTAGTTACATTCAATCCGCGAATATCAGCGATGGTTGACTGTAAACCGTAAAAGATTTCCTTTTTGCGTCCTACTTCAGAATTATCAAATGCCTGTGCAATAAGACGTGATTCATTCTTCGGAAGAACTAAACGTGCGTACCGATAAACTAAAGCTGCACCGTCTTTAGAGGTAACATCAAACAAGTCATCTTGAAACATAGGTACTTGTGAAAACTTAGCCTTAAAACGATCAATGCGGTACTGAACCTGCGCCATAGAAAAGCGTGCTGTTCCCTTAGCGTTACGATTAGCGGCAACAGTATTGACGATAGTTTCCTGACCATCAATGATTGCCTTGGCAATACCGTCATCAGTTGCTGCTCCACCGAAGTAAAGGTCGTCTACAAACTTAGGACCAATCCTGTCAAGATTAAATACCTTGTTGGCTGTAGTAACGGTAGTGACACGAGCCTTACGAGCTGCATCTAAGCGTGGAATCATCACACGCTTGCGACCAATCTGGCCTTTCATCATCTCTTCTAGTTGCTTAGCGTTCTCAAAGAAAGCTTTAGCAGTATCTGCGTTTGTGATAGGCACAGCATCTTCTGCTGAGTTGATAAAAGACTTAATTACTGGATCACCGAACTCAGGAGCAAGAGTTGTAAGACGTTGCTTAATAGCAACTGCTTCCTTTGTTGCGCCAGTATCAACAGCCTTCTTGTAGGCTGCAAGATCTGCACCGTATTGATTCCAAAAGTTTTGTACTTGTGGACGTGCAAATACTTCGGCTACTTTATCTCCACCTACAACAACGTCAACTGAATAACGAGATATATCTATTAGACGTTTTGCTTTGCCAGCAACAAGTAATGGATCTGCAAAGATACGGTATGCAGCATCTACTGCACCGGATACTGCACGATAGAAAAAGCCTGAGCCTTCTAACTGTTCAGGTGTAACTAAGTTAGCAATCTGACGACCTGGAGAATACTTAGCAGCCTGTGCTGCATCTAGTGCATCCTGAAATAAATCATCTTTGTTTTGTGCAGCCATTGCTGCAATCTGCTTTTGTGCATCTGTACCAGATGCTGCAATTGCACTTAACTTCTCACCTGCTGCAACTCGCATTGCAACTTGTACGCGGTCTGCGCCAAACTTAGCACTAGCGTTTTGAATACGACCTGGGTTAAATACTTTATCGCCTTTGTCGTTAGCGGTAGTCCAAGCATCGCCTAGATTCTTGCCTTCCATAAGTGCGATAGCACCAGTACGGTATGCACGAGTAGAAAGATCTGAAACTTCTTGTATACCTGCAAGTAAAGCACCACCTGTATAGTGCCAAGCAGTGCCTAACCAGCCACGCTGTGGCTTAGTAACAGGATCTTCTTCTCCAGCTACACGTCTTAGTGCTGCTTGCTGGTCAGGAGTCTTTTGTGCATAAGCCTGCTGTGCAGTTCTTTGCGGAAGATTAGAAAGTTCACGGTGAACGGATAGAGTCTTGCTAAATGCTTCTATCTCTTTTCGTTCTGCAGGTGTTAAACCTGCAGCTGCAGCGGCTGCTTTTAGATTGTCAGCCAATTAGTCACCTCGCGCAACGGCCTGCTGATACAAGATTGCAATAGAACCGTCTGTATCAAATGGCAACATCTTTGCTAATGTGTCTGAAGTCTTTGCTACTGCCTTTTGCATCATCAATGCTTGTGATGGAGCGCCTGGACCAATATCAATACCTGTTGTAATTGGTTCGCCTGGGCGAGTAGTTTCTGCAAATAATTCTGTTACTGGTCCTTGTGTTGCCGCTTCACGTACATCTCCTGCACGTGCTGGGCGTACATCACCAGTTTTGGCTAGCGGAGCGCCAGACTTAATAGCCTGTGTCTCAACGCCTTCGCCGTATGCTGTGGAACCTAGTTCTAACTTATCTGTACGTGTGGAGAACTTACCTGGGCCTGCTGGTCCAGCCAGTGGATTCATCATACTCACTGTTTGTCCTCCTCTAATTTTTCTAAATCTGTTGCCATATCTTCCCAAGCCCTGTTGGTTTGAGTAAGATGATTTGATTGATAAATTGCTAACTCCATTAGTTCACCTGTTAAGGTTTCAATTGATGAAGCTATGTTGTGTATAAAGCCTACGCCTACAACAACAAGATCGAGCAGGCGTACTGGACGAGGAATGTATTTGTCATCTTTCATCGCCCAGTACGCCTCTCATTAAAAGTTATTACCCCTTTTTTACTGCTGATCCTTTACGACCTGCTGGAGTCATTCCGAAGAATACCTTGCCGCCTGCTGGCTTTGAAGTATCCATCTTGCCTTCCTTTGGCTTAGCCATTGGAGCTGCTGCACGTGATCCTTTATTCATATTTACACCTCCTCTGATTATGCTGCGCCGGTGATACCAGCTAGTAGTTGGGCTATATCGGGACGTTGACCAGCAGCAGGGGCCATACCACCTTGTTCTTGTGGAGGTTGCGCTGAGGCTGGGGCGGGGGCCGCTCCTGCTGCTGGAAGTTGTTGTTCCATACCTGGTGCCATAGGTGGCATCTCTGGGGCTGGAGGTGGTGGTTCTGGTGTAAATGCTTTTTCGATTGTGCTCTCTAGCGATTGGCCCTTTTGCCGACCTTGGATAACAGACGCAATGCGGGTGATAATCTCACTAGGGTCTTGGCCTTGCGCTGCAAGGGCCGGAATGGCTTGAGCATACTGAGCAACAGCCACGCGCAAAGAATCGCGCATTTCTTCAATATCAACACGTTGTTCCTCCTGCGTAACATTCAAGTCCATTGGAATCTCACGACGTACATAGTCACGAGATACGAGCTTGTCTGAACGC